TTTGATTAATCAGATAGAATTAATAAGGTATAAAGAAACAGAATATTTTAAACCACACATTGATTCATCTGCTACTGCTATGAGAACTTTAAGTTTTATATTTATGATAAATGAAGATTATGAAGGTGGTGAATTAAAATTTTTATTACCTACAAACAAAAATAAAGAAATGGAAATAAAACCTAAATCAAATAGGTTAATTATATTTCCCTCTAACTTTATGTTTCCACACGTTGTAAAACCAGTAAAAAAAGGAGAAAGGTTCACGGTAGTTGCATGGGGATCTTAAATAAATTCAAATCTAAAAAAATAGAAAATTTTTTAAATACAGAAGAAAAAAATCTTTTATCTTTGTATTGTAAAAATATAACAAGAAAATACCTTCACGATATAAAAAAAATAGAAACTTATATGTTACCAAGTGAGTGTGGCCATTATAATGATCCGTTAATGGAATCATTACTAGCAAATAAAACAAAAGATATAGAAGAAATAATTCAATGTAAGCTATATCCAACTTACTCTTTTTGGAGAATGTATACTTATGGAGCGTCTTTAATGTCTCATAAAGATAGAAGTGAATGTGAGGTAACTGTTTCAATTCATATTGATGGTAATTATGTTTGGCCTTTAATTATAGATGGGAAAGAAATTTTTACAAAACCAGGTGACGCAATAATTTATTTAGGAAAAAAATTAGAACATAAAAGAGAAATATTTAAGGGAGATTATCAATCACAAGTATTTTTACATTTTGTCGATCAAAATGGTCCATATGCCGATAAAAAATTTGATGGTAGAATAACGTTAGGACAACCTAAATGAAATTTAAAAAAAATAGTGATGGATCGTGGCAATTAATATTTAGTGATCAAGAGATAAAAATATTAAATAAACAAAAAAAGTTAATTTTTACTTCAATAGGTTTTAGGCATTTTGGTAATAATTTAATGAACTTGTGTGTAGATTTATTGCAACAACAAAAAGACAAGGATAAATTTATACAAACAGACTCAAAAGAAATTAAATTAAATGATAAATCTTGAAAATAATTTTTTAGAAAATAATAAATTTGGTTATATTGAAAAAATTATTACCAACCATAATTTTAAATTTTCTATTAATCACAGGTCTAATATTTTACATTTTTTTCATATATTAATTCATGATTATAAACCTGTAAGTAATCATTCTAATTTATTAGAACCGTTTAAAGATAAAATTAAAAATAAGATAATAGAATCTGTATTGTTATTTGTCCCTCAAACTATTAAACAAGAAATAATTTTTCAAGAAAATTTAGACATATTAAAAGACACGATGACAGGTATATACTCATTAAATCAAAATAATGGATATGTAAAATTAACAAATGTAGAACCTATACAATTTGATCAAAATCAAATGCTTTCATTTAACACAAATCTCAAACCAAAAATTTATAGTAGTACCAATAATTATCAATGTTTTATACAATTAGAATATGATTATAATTGATGATAATTTTTTATCTGATATACAAAAGAAATTTTTAGATCAGATATTTCGAAGTAAATTGTTTAATTTTCAATTTGTAAATCACGGTGTTAATTCAGAAGAATTAAATCATTTTATACATATCGTGCGTGATGAAAGAGGTAACCTCAATAGTCCACTACAGGATGGTCTATATGATATATTATTAACATTTTGTAAAAAAAACAATATTCCTTGTACAAAAATATTTAGATGTGCGGTGCAAGTGACTTTTAATTATGGAGACAATAATAAAGCAATAACACATATTGATCACCCATGGGATCATAATCAATTTATATTATATTTAAATGATACAACTGGCGATACTGTTATAATGGACAAATCTAATAAAAATCCTGAAAAAATAGTAGAACCTAAAAAATATAGAGGTTTGGTATTTGATAAAAGATACCATTATTATTATTTTCCATCTACAAATACAAGGAGGGTTGTAGCCTACACTTTTAAATAGAAAAATGATATAATTAAATATGCCTTTAACAAATGTACAAATACAACCTGGATTCAATAAACAAGTAACTCCTAGTGGTGCAGAGGGGCAATGGATAGATGGTGACTTTGTAAGATTTAGATATGGATTGCCAGAAAAAATTGGAGGATGGGAACAACTTGTAAGCACCACTTTAGTAGGAGCAGCAAGAGAGCAATTTATTTGGGCTGATCTAGATGGCAGAAGATACGCAGCAATAGGGACAAATAAACTGTTAGTAGTTTATTATGAAGATGCGTTTTATGATATAACACCTTTAGACACTGCATTAACAAGTTGCACATTTGATACTGTAAATACATCTGCAACAGTTACCGTAAATAAAGCCGCTCATGCACTTGAACCAGGAGATTTATTTACATTTACATCAGTAACACCTCCAACTGGAGCAGGTTATTCATCATCTGATTTTGAAACTAATACTTTTCAAGTCATAACTGTGCCTGATAGTGATTCTTTTACTATAACTATGGCTAGTGCCGCAGGAACGACTGTAAATGGAAGTGGATCTGCTACAGTTAATCCTTATGTTAAACCTGGAAGTTTAAATTTTACATATGGCTTTGGGTGGGGAACTGGTTTATGGGGTGGTGGTCAACAATTATTTGGAACCTTAAACGGAGCTTTATTGGATGATACTGCAGGAACTGGTGGTTCAGGTACTTCAATTACTCTTGCCTCAACCACAGGATTTCCATCAACAGGAACAATTAAAGTAGGAACTGAGTTTATTTCTTATACAGGAATATCATCTAATGATTTGACAGGTATTACAAGAGCAGTAGCAGGAACAAGGTCGGCACATTCTAGTGGCGCAGGGGTAGAGTATTTTACTGGGTGGGGCGAAGCATCTTTATCACAAACATTATCAATAGATCCTGCTTCATGGTCATTAGATAATTTTGGAGAAAAATTAATTGCTACGGTAAAAGGTGGAAAAACATTTGAATGGAATCCTATAAATTCTAATCCTAGCGCACTTACAACTAGAGCAGTTTTAGTTTCAAATGCACCTACTGCATCAGTAATGTCATTAGTATCTGATAGAGATAGACACTTATTTATGTTAGGCACCGAAACTACAATTGGAACTCCTGCTACCCAAGATAGAATGTTTATAAGATTTTCCGATCAAGAAAATATTTCTGATTATACACCTACATCCGTAAACACTGCAGGTTCATTTAGATTAGATTCAGGAACTAAAATAGTAGGAGCTGTAAAAGGTAAAGATTATATTTTTGTTGTCACTGATACATCTGCATATGTAATTCAATTTGTAGGCCCTCCTTTTACTTTTTCTATAAGACAAGTAGGATCAAATTGTGGAGCTATAGGACAACACTCAATAAAATATGTCAATGGTGCAGTTTATTGGATGGGAGAAGCTGGAGGTTTTTTTGTTTTTGACGGTACAGTAAAAGCTCTTCCATGCTTAGTAGAAGATTTTGTTTTTACAACTAAAGGAGATAATCTTGGAATAAATTATCAAAATGGAGAATCTGTATACGCAGGTCTATATACATTATACGAGGAGATAACTTGGTTTTATCCGAAAAATGGAAGTAATAATGTTGATAGATGTGTTACATTTAATTATCAAAGTGGCACTTGGACTACAGGCTCTTTAGCTAGAACCACATATACTGATGCTAATCTTTATGATAATCCCTATGCCACTGAATTTAACTCTACAGGCACACCTACTTTTCCAACAATACAGGGTGTAACTAACATTAATGGATCTACTATTTATTATTCTCATGAAGTTGGAGTAAATCAAGTTGATTCTACAGGTGCAAAAACTGCGATACCTGCTTTTATTCAATCTGGTGACTTTGATTTATCACAAGGTGGTGATGGACAATTTTTTATGAGTGTAAGAAGATTTATACCTGATTTTAAATTAATACAAGGTAATGCAAAAGTTACCATAAATCTTAAAAGGTTTCCTGTTAGCACTGAAACATCCTCGCCTCTCGGGCCTTTTACTATAACAAGCTCTACAGAAAAAATTGACACGAGAGCGAGATCTAGATTTGCAAATTTAAAAATAGAAAATACATCAACAGATGAAAGTTGGCGTTATGGAACTTTTAGAGCAGATGTTCAACCTGATGGAATGAGATAATGGCAAGAGTTGATATCGTTATACCAGAACCATTACCAGAATATACTGAAGAAAATCAAAGACAGGTAACTCAGTCTTTACGAACGATGCAAGATAAGTTAAATACATCGTATCAACAAGAACTTAAAAATGAACAAGATGCTTTTAATTATTTTTTATCATGACAATAAGATACAAAAATCAAGGTTTTAAACAAGCTAGTACAGGAAAGACTACAGTTTTTACTTGTCCTAGTGATGCAACAGTAATAGTTAAAAGTATTTACTGTGCTAATAGTGATGCTTCTTCGGCTATTTTAGTAAATATGAATCTTGTAGATTCTTCTGATTCTAGCACAGAGTATGAATTTTTTAGAGATGAGATAGCTGCAAAATCACAAGTTAACGCTACACCTCAAGGTTTAAATTTAGAAGCTGGTGATGCAATAACAGTTCAAGCAGCTACAGGAAGTAATACAATTCAAGGGGCAATTAGTTATGCACAAATAGATAGATCTCAAGAAAATGGCTAAAAGAAAATTTGTTCATTTTGTACCAAGACCAAAACCTCGTAAGCGTCCAGGTCGTCATAAAAAAAGACTTTCAAAAAATGAAAAAAGAAGTTATAAGAAATACAATAAACAAGGACGAAGAAAATGAGTGAACCTATTAAAATCCCTGCTGAGGCTAAAGAAATAATAAAACATAAAAGAACAGGAAAAGTTTATGAATCTAAAGAAGCTTTTGATGCTGATGTTGCTGACCCCAATACTGATACTACTAGTGATGATTTTAGACAAGATTTAGAGGTAAAAGTAACAAGAGTATCAATTGGAGCACATACAAAAAAATAAAAAATGCTCTTAAGACAAGTTGAAAATTTTTTTCCAAACTTAGATAGAATTTTACCTGAAATTAAAAAAGTACAGATGTATAATCAGGAAGCACATCAAGCTAAATTTAAAACGGGAGCTACTTGGCCAGGATACCGAAGTACACATTTAAGTCATGAAAATATATTTTTATATGAATTTGTAAATAATCTTTTATATCAACATAAATTATTAGAACCAGGAACATGGGAAATACATTCTTATGTTCATTTGAGACTCGATGTTGATAAAGATAAAGACTGGATACATAAAGACATGCAAGATGATTTAGCTGCCTTAATATATTTATCAGAAACAAACTTTGATTCGGGTACTTATCTATACGATGAAAATGAAAAATTAATAAATAATATAGTGGCCGTAAAAAATAGAGCTGTTATTTACAGTGCAAAATATAATCATATGGGTTATGGACATTTTGGTACAAATATAAATGATGGTAGATTAACCATTAATTGTTTTATTAAAAACCACGGTTATAAAAAAGGTTAGTTAATGTTATTTAATTGTATTGATAATTTTTACAAACCTCATGATTTAGGCTTAATGACAATTCATTTTTTAAATTTTCATTTTCAGGCAACACACCAATCTCTTTCACAATATTTTGGAGGAGATAGATTAAAAGGTTATCCTTGTTATGAAACGGTAGATTTTTCACCTAATGAAAACAAAATGAACCCATACACTATTTTTAAAAATACTTTTGAAAATCACACACAAATACCACTCTTACAAATTAAAACTTTTTTACGAAAAACAAAATTATCAGAATTGAAGGCCTCACCATCTTGGGGTCAGTATAAACCTCATCAAGACGATAAAGCTGATCTTGCTGGTGTAATTTATTATAATTCAAATTCTATTGATGATGGTACTAATTTTTACAATTCATCTTTTGATTATGAACCAACAGCATG